AACTTCAGCCTCGGGAATGCCGTGAAGTACATCCTTCGAGCCAACCACAAGCACGACGAGCCGCTTACGGACCTGCGCAAGGCGGCCTGGTACATCAACCGGGAAATCGAGCGACTTGAAACTGTGACGTGATGTAGATAAGATCAACTTGAGTTGATCTTAGGAGGGGATTTCGGTGGGATACGTCATCGAGTGCGAGTGGTGTGGCGAGTCCACTGTCGCGGAGCGGAAGTCGAAGAAGTTTTGTTCGCAGCTCTGTGCTCAGAGGTCCCGTAGGCTCACGAACCCTGCGTGTGAGTTCGCTGGCTGCGGAAAGCCGCTCCAGGCTGCTGGCCTTTGTGCCGGGCACTACAGGCAGCGCCTTGAGGGACGCACTCTGACCACCCTTCGCGCGAACGTGAGCCGCATGCGGGATGACGGGACGCGTCAGTGCTACCTCTGCGAGGAGTGGTACCCGCTGGAATCCTTCTACACCTACCAGGTGAAGGGCGGAGGAACCCGGTACGGGAGCCGATGCTTCGGGTGTCACAAACTCCACGTGCAAGCGTCTCGATTCAACAAGTCGGTTGAGTGGCTGCTTGAGCAGATGGAGCGCGGATGCTCAAGCTGTGGAGCCAAGATTTCCGGCAATCGGAACTTCCACATAGACCACGACCACACCTGCTGCCCCAGGACCTCGACCAATAGCACTTCCTGCGGTATGTGCGTACGAGGGGTCCTCTGCCAGGGATGCAACCTCATCATCGGCTGGGCCAAAGATGACATCACCCGCCTCCAAATGGCTATCGAATACCTAAGAAAGAGTACGAATGACCGAACGAATAGTCATAGTCTCGGATATCCAGTACCCATTCCATAATCGACGGGCGCTGAAGAATATTGTCTCCTTCATCGGAGACTATCGCCCCGATCGGGTGGTTCAGATCGGAGACGCGCTGGACTACCCGACCCCAAGCCGCTGGAACAAGGGAACGAAGGACGAGTTTCAGCAGCAGGTCATGAAGGAGTCGGAAGGATTCGTCCGTGACTTCATCGAACCCCTCCGGGGTGTGTATGACGGCCCGGTCGGGTTCCTCGAAGGGAACCACGACGAGAGGCCGCGGAAATACCTCGCCCAGCAAGCGCCGGCCCTTGCCGAGTTCAGCGACGTCTTCCACTTCAAGACTCTCTGTCGCTTCGATGACTTCGGCATCGATCTCCTGCCCCCCTTCTACGACATTGCGCCGGGATGGGTAGCCATCCATGGGCACGAACTGAAGGGGATGTCTCAGGTAGCCGGCAGCACCGCGCTGGGGCACGCCCGGAAGATTGGCAAGTCTGTGGTCATGGGTCACGTTCACCGGCTCGCCATTAAGCACCAGTCTGTTGGCATTGGGCGGAACATCCGGCCGGTGTGGGGATTCGAGACTGGACACGTTATGGCGCCGGAGAAGGCCCAATACCTCAACGGAGGTCCCGCGAACTGGGCGTCCGGCTTCGGAATTCTCTACGCGGATAAGTACGAAGCCAGCCCTTCCCTGGTCCCTATCAGCGGGGATGGCTCTTTCGTCGTGGAGGGTGAGCGGTATGGACAGCTCAAGCGCGGGCCGCGGGGCCAGTTCGCACAGAAGGACGCTGCATGACGGAGACGGAAATCAACTGGGACCGCCTTGGCGAACTGGCTGAGCGGGTTGCCTACGAAATCACTACTAAGTGGCCCATCGTAGAGCAGGACGACGTGAAGCAGGAGATCTTGCTCCATGCGGTAGAGGAACAGCACATCATCGCCCAGTACCAGGGCGATGAAGACCTTCTCCGAAAGGTCTTTTGGAACGCTGGACGGCGCTATGCCGCTAAGGAGCGTGCCTATCTCGACCTGATGGACGACCAGTATTTCTACACCCCGGAGGAGGTGCGGGGCGTGATGCGGTCTTTCGTCTACACAGACGCCGAGGTGTCCGATCAGATCGGCAAGAAGGACGATCTGACGCGTTGCGTCATCACGGACAACATCCTCAGCGCGCGTCTGGATGCCGAGAAGGGCATTAAGCGCCTGAATAAGGATTACCAAGAGTCGATCATGCGTCAGTTCGTGTACGGCCTAACGGCTGATACCCACTCGGACAGGGTGCGCGGCTATCGAGCGATCGACGCTCTGACTGCGGAAATGAACCGAAACATACGGACGGGACGGTAATGACCAAGACTCGCAAGGACTACAAGAGCGGCGCTGTTCAGATCACCGTCATCTACGACGACAAGGCGGACTCTGACACGTACGTCCTGGTTAAGGGTGCTGAAGAGAACGTGGACTTCGACCTCACCCCGTCCGACCTCAAGGCCCTGGTCTCCATGCTTGCGGAGGCCGATGTCGCCAAGTATCAGCACATGCATTTCTAGGAGACGCACAACTTGACTGACTGGAAAACTGAAACTGCTAAGACCGTCTACCAGCGCACATATCGGCGTGAGAAGCCGAATGGTGAGCTGGAGACCTGGCCCGAAACCGTGCGGCGTGTGGTCGCCGGCAACGTGGCGCTTGTCGAGCCCCGCTACATCGAAGAGGGCGAGGCTGAGCGCCTGGTCCAACTGATCGAGAGCTGGAAGGTGATGCCCGCGGGGCGTCATCTGAAGTCCTCGGGGGTCAACAATTTCGCCCTGAACAACTGTTGGGCGGCTGGCTGGTACGAGGACCCCGCCGAGCACTTCACGTTCACGCTCCTTCGCCTGGCTGAGGGTGGCGGTGTCGGAGCGAACTACAGCAACCACTACCTCTCCGAGCTGCCTCCCGTCGTGAGTCCGGTGACGGTGCACGTCGTGTGCGACCCGTCGCACCCTGACTATCTCGACATGATGGAGGCAGGTCTCCTCTCCACTGAGTACAGCTACACGTGGGCCGGCGCCTACGGTGTCGAGGACTCTCGGGAGGGTTGGGCTGCCGCTCTGGGCGATCTCATCCGCACGGCACATGACCCGGAGACCCGGCACCAGGACCGCGTGTATGACGTGACTCGCGTGCGGCACAAGGGCGCCCCTCTGCGATCCTTCGGCGGCACAGCATCCGGACCCGCTCCGTTTGCTGAGATGCTGATCGAGGTCGGGAAGGTCCTCACTCAGTCGGTCTTCGGCCCGGTCGAGTACGCGCCTCTCAGTGGCATTGCGGCTATGGAGATCGACCACGAGATTGCCCGGTGCATCGTCTCTGGTGGTGTCCGACGTTCGGCCCGCATGAGCATCATGAGGTGGGACGATCCGCAGATTGACGAGTTCCTGGCCGCGAAGGCGGACATGGCCCGTCATTGGACGACGAACATCAGCATCGAGATCGATGACGAGTTCATCGAGGCCGCGGCGATCGGTCACATGGGTGCAGAGCTGGTTCTTCAGAGCCTTGCTCGGGGTGCTGTCTCGAACGGTGAACCTGGCTTCTGGAACAGCTCCCTGAGTGCTGTGGGTGAGGTCGATGGGGTCTACACGACGAACCCGTGTGGTGAGGCCCTGCTGACGCCTGCTGAGCCGTGCAACCTCGGGTCGGTGAACCTAGGTGCGTTCGTGGACGAGGCTGGGAACGTCGACTCGGAGGGCCTGCTTGAGGCTCACCGACTGGTGACCCGGTACCTGATCCGTGCGACCTGTGCCACGGTGGCTGACCCGAAGAGCGAGGCGGCCATCTCTCGATACCGTCGCATCGGTGTGGGACATCTCGGGTTCGCGGACTTCGTCGCAAAGAACGGGCTCAAGTATTCGGAGGCTGCTAGCAGTTGGCAGATTCAGCGGACGCTTGAGCTGCTGGCCGATGAGGTGGACGCGGCTGCGATCGACTACGCCAACGAGATGCGGATTCCCGTCCCGATCAAGAAGCGTGTCATCGCCCCCACGGGGACGATCAGCAAGGTTGCCGGCGTCTCTGGGGAGGGCATCCATGCTCCTTTCGCTGACTACTTCATTCGTCGTATCAGGTTTTCTCTGGTGGAGCCGGAAGAGGCGCGAAAGGTGGAGGAGTACCGAGAGGCTGGCTATCACGTCGAGCCGTGCGTCTACGCGGCGAACACGGCTGTCGTCGCCATCCCGACGCGTGACCCGCTGGTGGGTCAGGTCATGGACCCGTCCGTGATCGAACACGCTGGAATGCTGTCTCTTGAGGACATGCTTGAGGTACAGGCCCTCTACCAGAAGTACTGGGCGGACCAGGCGGTGAGTTACACGGCCTCCGTCGACCCGGAGCGGTACGCGGAGGATGACGTGGCCCGTGTGCTGCTGGAGTTCATGCCTCGGCTGAAGGGCTCCACGATCTTCCCGGAGATGTCGCGGGCTCAGGCTCCGTACGAGCGGATCACCCGCGAGGAGTACAACGAGCTGGCCTCTGCTCTTGGGATCGAGACCGAAGACACGGGCTTTGACGAGATCTGTGCGTCAGGCGCCTGCGGCATCTGAGGAATGCAAGTGAACGGCGTCACATCGGATAGAACTTGAAACTGTGACGCCTTCACCGCACTATGGAAATAGAGGAAGGGATTCCTGAATGAGTTACCCGGACCCGTTCGAAGAGCGTTCCCCCTGGGATGAGGCACCTACTGAAGCACCGACGAAGGAGAACACGCCTGTGACTACTGCTGCCCCTGAAGGCCCCGCCCCTTTCAAGATCGGCTTTACGCTGAAGGCCGCTTCCGGCTTTGACGCGGAATGGCTGACCCCGACCGTTTGGGGTCACTCCGCTGAGGAGACCGCAAAGCGCGGCGCCGAGCTGCTGACCGCGCTCAAGTCTGAGGGTCTGATCGACCTCACCTCGAAGGCGGCGGAGTACACCCGCGGCCAGTACAAGGGCAGTGGCGGTAACCCCGGTGGCGGTGGCACCGCGAAGCGGTTCAACGGCGGCAAGGTCGAGCAGAAGCAGGCCGCTCCGAAGACTGCCGGCGACGACTGCCCGCACGGCCGTTCTCTCGTCTCGAAGTCCAATTGGACGGCACTGTTCTGCCAGGCAGAGGACAAGGGCGATCAGTGCGAGCCGCTGTGGAAGCAGAAGGACGGCTCTTTCAAGGCCAACAAGTAAGTAGCACGCTGTTGATGGGGAGCCGGGTACGGCCTGGCTCCCCTTTTGCATGGGAGAAACGTGGAATTCCGCTCCGACGTACATGTCCGTCTCATCAAGTCGGACGCCTACGACGACGACGTGACGATGGCAGCTCGTGTCTCGACTATTGGCCGTGAGTCGGCTGACTTCGGCCCTTACCTTCCGGTTGAGGGCCTGATCAACTTCCTCATGCGCGACCGGCACGGATCGCCTTTCGAGCACACCAGTTTCACTTTCATGGTCGAGGCGCCCATTTTCGTTGCTCGGGAATTCATGCGCCACAGGGCGGGATGGTCTTACAACGAAGAGTCCGGAAGGTACAAGGAGCTGGAGCCGGTCTTCTACAAGCCCGCGGACGGTCGTCCGCTGCGGCAGATCGGCAAGGCCGGAAAGTACGAGTTCGTTGCCGGTGACTACAAGCAGCAGCGTGCCGTGAGCGGCGATATCGAGCGGATCAGCACCGAGGCATACAACACGTACAAGCGGCTGCTGGATCTCGGAGTGGCCCGCGAAGTGGCCCGAATGGTGTTGCCGGTGAACATCTTCACCAGCTTCTACGCCACCTGTAACGCCCGCTCGCTCATGCATTTCCTTGGTCTCCGTACGCAGCGGGAGAATGCGCGGTTCGCGTCGTTCCCGCAGCAGGAAATCAGGATGGTCGCGGATCAGATGGAGCACATCTTCGCGGCCTGCATGCCGCTTACTCATGCCGCATACGAGAAGCACGGAAGGGTTGCCCCGTAGTGAAGCACCTTGCTGCCGCATTTCTGCTGATCGTCCTCACCCTGGGTTTCATCGCCACCAGGGCTTATGCGCCCTGTTCGGTCTGGAACCTCTCGAACGCAAGTGACGTGCCGGCCCGCTGTGTGATGCACCGATAAGGAGCCCTCTTGCCCATCATCTACTTCTTCACCGGCATGGCTGCGATGTATTTCATCCTGGTCCTGGCCGCTGCGGCTCGTGATGGCCGTTGACCAACCTCCGTCACGTAGAAGTCTACGGCTGGGATAACGGCGGAGTCGAAAT